ATGGTGGCCCTCTACCGGATCACCATGGGGCCGCCCCAGAACTATCCGGCTCGCTACAACATCGCCCCGACCCAGGTGGTTCCGGTCGCTCGGCCGGCCGGCGATGTTGGGCGGGAGCTGGCGATGCTCAGGTGGGGGCTCATCCCTCATTGGGCCAAGGATATCAAGATCGGTTACTCGACCATCAATGCCCGCGCGGAAACCGTGGCGACCAAGCCGGCCTTCCGCGAAGCCTTCAAGCGACGGCGCTGCCTGGTGCCGGCCACGGGCTATTATGAGTGGCGGGCCGAGGGCGGCGGGAAGCAGCCATATCACTTCGTCTTGGGCGACGGCGACCCGCTGACCTTCGCCGGGCTTTGGGAGCGCTGGGACAAGGGCCAAGAGCCGGTCGAGAGTTTCACGATTATAGTCACCGCGGCTAATGACCTGGCCAAGCCGATCCACGATCGGATGCCTGTTATCCTCGACCCGGCCGACTGGGATGCCTGGCTCGACGTCGAGCACACTTCGCCGGCTGACGCCCAGGGGTTGCTCAAACCTTATCCGGCCGTGCGGATGCGCGCCATCCCGGTCGACAGGCGGGTCAATAGCCCCAAGAACGACGACTCCGAGCTGTGGCCCCGGTCCGTCGCCTGGCCGGGATTGGAGTAATCCCCGCTGGCGCTGTAGCCGTTTCATGGCCCGCTGATGATCAGCTCGCCGACGCGGCCCCGGCCGGCGGCGGTGCGGGAGATCGAATAGGTGGTCTGGACGGCTTCCATCTTGAAGCCGTCGAAGATCTCGCGGATCTCGGGGACGTCATTGATCGACAGGATAAAGCGGCCTTGAAGGCCCTTTAAGAGGCCCCTCAACCGCTCAAAATCTTCCTTCCCGAACACGCCCCGGCCATAGTCCCCTTCGCAGCCCCAATAGGGCGGATCAGCGTAGAAGAGCGTGCCAGGCCGGTCGTAGCGGGCGAGGAAGTCCTGATAGGGCAGGCACTCGATCACCACCCCGGCCAGGCGAGTGTGCACGTCCTCGAGGACGGAGCCGAGCGTTGTGATATCGAAGCGGCCGGGCCGCTCCGGCGAGACACCGAAGTTGCGGCCGGAGACCTTGCCACCGAAGGCTGTCCTTTGCAGGTACAGGAAGCGCGCGGACCTTTCCAGGTCGGTCAGCGTGTCGGGGTTCGTCGCCACCAGGCGTTCGAACTCGGCCCGGGTGGTGAGGCCAAATTTGATCGCGTCCATGAACTGGACGTAGTGCCGCTGCAGGATTCGGAAGAGCGTGGCCACCTCGCGGTTGATGTCGTTGATGACCTCGGCCTTGGGCGCCCAACGGCGTTGGAAGAACACGCCTCCCATGCCGACGAACGGCTCCGCGTAGGTAGCGTGGGCGATCCCCTCGATCCGCTCGACGATCTGCTTGGCCAGATTCCGCTTGCCTCCCACATAAGGGGCCACCGGCCTAGCTGCCGGCACGTTCCGCATCGACTCCATGATTCTCCGTGATTATTCTCGCCCCGCCTGTGTACCAGGTGGCGGGATGGCCTAAATCGGCCGATCAGGGTCATGCGGAGGTCCTTTCCGCGGTTCGGGGCGTTGACGCGCCCCGGCCCCCGCCGGCCGCCCGGCAAAGGGTCGTCTCTCATTTCTTCGACATCTCGGCATCCACCTCGGTGCTGAACCCGCTGGCATCGAGAGTGTGCGAGACGGTCTTAGCGACCCAACGGCTCGGTATGGCAGGGTGGAAGCCTGTCAGAATGATCGGACTTTCGGCGCGAATCTTCGCATTGCCGACGAGCGTCAGATTAAGGGTGGCCTGGCCGCGCGCGAAGGCAGCGAGCTTGGCCTCGGCGGCCGCAAGTGCCGCTGTTTCGTCAGGATAAGTGTGGCGCAGCCTGTAGACCAGTTGGCCATCGCCGGCGCGGGCCACCTTTTGCTGAGCTGCGGCGAGATCCTGCCACTCGGCCTCGACGGCGTCATACCGACCCCGATCCTTCGCGAGGTAAGACCACCGGAGCACGTCGGTCCGATAAGTCACCGCCGCTGGAGGCGAGTTCCTGCCGCTGGCGGTTTTCGACTCACCACGCGGCACGAAGACGAGATGGCCACCGGCGGGCTTGGCGATGGCTCCATAGTCCTGGGAAAGCCGGGTGAGGAGGTGGGCGTCGCTCTCTTCGGTCTGGTCGACGTGGGCGATGACAATATCGGCCAGGCCAGCCGAAACCGCAGGTTCGTAGTTATTGTCGGCGGCGATCCGCCGGACGATGTCGCCCAGCGTCACGTCGTGCCAGGAGCGGCTGCGCGGTGCCTTGAGCGAGGTCATCCATTGGGCGGCCTTGGCTTTGATCGTCATCACGTCGGGCGGCCCCGACAGGCCGACCTCATCGACCGTATAGAGCCCCATCTGCTGCAGCCCCTTTCCTTCGTAGCCCAGCGCCACCATGAGATCCCGCGTGGAGGGCGGGAGCGCCGCATAGCTGCCGGAGGATAGAGGCCGATTGTCGAGCCGGATCTCGACAGCGTCGCTCTGGATTCCCGCCTCGTCCGTCACCCGAAGCGACAGAAACCGATCGGCGATTTTCGCCGTGATGTCCCTTCCGTTGGCCCTTATAATGTACGCCGGCTTCATTGCATCATGTTCCCGATTTTGCCGGAGGACTCACCATGGGGCGTGCCATCCTTGTTGCTCTCGGGCTCTTGTTCGCCGCCGGCCCGGTCCTGGGCGACGACACAGTGAAGATGAGCTGCTCGGAGTATGCGAGGCTCACCGGGAAAAACCTCTGTGACATGTTTCCCGAGGTGAAGCTCACCAAGGCGGACTATGACCGGCTGATGCGGGCTGACGAGAAGAAGAACTGCTTGGCCGGCCATATCCTTGCCGGGTGCGACACACCCAGCGCCTCCAATGAGAGGATTGAGGAGCCCCTCGGGGCGCTCTGGAAATAGCTCAAGGCATTCCGTCATATCCAAAGGGCTCCCGAGGGCTCATCTTCCGGCTCCGCCAGCGCCGGCAGTTCGATGACGATGCCCGCCGGAAGGAGCGGCCCCCGGTCGGCCAGGTGCGGGTTGGCCTCCATCACCGCCTCGACGGCGCCGGACTGGCGGCCGTAGAACTTCCAGCAGATCCGGTCCAGCATGTCGCCCTCGCGGGTCAGGTACTGGGCCATCAGGCATCCTCCCCGTATGTACTGAGGTTCAGGCGGAACTCGATCTTGCGGGGGGCGCCGTTGGCCATCGGCACCGACTCCGTCGCCTCAAGCCGCTCGATCACCCATTGGCCCCACACGTTACCGTAGCCGTCGGCGAGGAGAAGCGGCTCGCCCTTGTCGGCCTCGGCCCGGATGGCCGGGATCTGGCCGAGCCCGCCCTTGTAGTGCGGGTAGATGACGCCCTCGATCTCGACCTCGCTCTTGCCTGGCCCCGTGAACTGGCCAGCGGGTTTGCGGCCGATGCGGTCCTGGAAGATCCAGCGCCACACATCTGAGCGGCGCAGGCGCTGGTAGGCCGCCGTCGTCATCGAGAAGCGGTAGCCGCCCAGGGCCAGCATCACGTCAGACATGACAAGCCTCCAACCCTCGCGATAGCATCACCGCGCAACAACAAACCGGGGAAACGTCATGCGCACCATCCTTGCGATTATCGGCGCCGTTGCCGTCCTCGCCCTTGGGGCCTGCGGGGAGGACAGCGTCAGCGCCAAAGTCACGTTGCCCGGCAAGATCAGCGAGGCCGACCGGACCATGGCCGCCAAGGCTATCGACACGCTGGCCACGGTCTGCCCGCGCCTTCGCGAAGCCTGGCCGGACTTCACCAGGGCCGAAGCCGAGATCGAGCCGGCCATGATGTCCGAGAGCCGAGGGGCGGCCGAGACACGGGGCTGGGGCCGCACCGTCTTCCTGACGGTCACCGTGGACAACCAGGCGCGCCACTTTCCCCGTGAGACGCGGGCATCGGGCCACGCTCTCCAGTTCATCGTGGGAGGCGGCCGGAAGCCCGGCGTCTACGTCATGAAAGACCAGGCCGGCTGGGTGTGCGACATGGCGCCCGGCCAGGCCTACATGGACGTCGCGGATCTCTCGTTCGTCCGCTAGCCTATTCATGGAGCGCCTCCTCGCGCTGCTCGGTTAGCAGGCGCTGGATGCGCCGGGCCAGGGCCTCCTCGTTCATGCCGGCCGAGGGGTTGACGGTGATGGTGATCGTCTGATTGCCACCGCCCGTGCGGCCGCCGGTGGCCGGGGTCGCCTCCTGCCCGGGCTCCTTCCCCTTGCCCCCGAACAGGCCGCCGAGCCAGCCGCCCAGACCCTCGCCGGCGAAGCTGCCGAGCAGCCCGCCGGCCAGGCCGCCGATGGCCGTGCCGATCACCGGCACCACCGAACCCAGGGCCGCGCCGGCGGCGGCGCCGGCGAAGGTACCGCCGAGGCTGCCGAGCGAGCTTCCCACTCCCTTGGCATCGCCCGAGGCGGCGGCGCCGACGGTATCCATTAGACTCATGCCGACCATCAGCGGCATCGCCACCCGGCCGAGCAGCTTGCCGGCGCCCGAGAGGCCGGCGCCCACCTTGCCGAGGCCCCATGGCGAGGCCTTGCCCACTCCCTTGCCCGTCCCCTTGCCGCCGCCGAAGCCGCCGAGCCCGCCGGCCGGCCAGTTGGTGACAATCACCGGCGTCGCGCCCCCGGCGGCTGCCAAGGCGGCGCCGCCGACGCCGGCCGCGCCGCCCCGCCCACCGAACATCCCGCGGAGCGCGGCGCCGGCCTTGAAGACCTTGCGGCCCACCACGGCCGCGCCCACCGCCCCGGCGCCATAGGTGAGCACCGACATGAGGGTGTCCACCTTGTCGGACGACATCATGTTGAGCAGGTCGGCCAGGCTCTGGATCGGACCCGTGAGCTTGGTGTCGGCGAACGTTTGCCAGGCGGACAGCATGTTGCGCATCGCGGCGTTGGCCCCGTCGGCCGCCCGGGCGCTGTCCTCCAGCAGCTGCTTGCCGTCTCCGGAGACGGCCAGAAAGGAATCCATCGTCTTGAAGTCGCCGGTGCGCTGGAACTCGGTCTTGACCGAATTGAGGAGGCGAATGGACTCGTCGCCGAAGATCTCGCCCAGCTTCTGGATGTCGCCGCCCGTCGAGATCATCAGCTCCTTGATGATGTCGACGGCCGAGCGCGCCACCTTCTGGCCCTCGGCCAGTTTCTCCGGGTCCCACACGGTGATGCCCAGGCCCTCGATCTCCTTGGACTTGGAAACCAGCTCGCTCATCAGCCGCTCGAACGACGTGGTGGCCTGCTCGGCCGAGCCCACGCCCATCCGGGCCACCTGCAAAAGGGCGCCCATCTCGCGTACGGCGTCCGGCCCCGATCTGCCCATGGCGGCATAGGCGGCGGTGGTCCGCTCGCCCATCGCAGCCAGGTTCTGGAGGGTGAAGGCGCCGGCCTTGCCCTGACGGACGATGGTATCGAGCATCTTGCGCATCTGGTCGGCGCCCTGGATGTCGAATTTCTGGGAAAGGTCGGCGATCATGGCGCCGATGTCGGCGCCGCCGGCGCCGGTCGCCTGGATGGAGGCGGCGATGTTCTCGATGTTTTCCTGGGCCAGTTTCAGGTCGCCGGTCTTTTCGATGATTCTTTCGATGCCGGCCGTCACCTCACCCGGGTCGACCCGGATCTGCTTTTGGCGCGAGATCTCGAAGATCTGGCGCTTGAGCGCGTCCACCTGATCGGCGCCAATATTGGCCTGGATGCCCAGGCGGGTGAACCGCTCCTGAAGGTTGCCGATGAAGCGCGCCGCGCCCACCGCGCCGGCTCCGGTGACCAGCGCCGAGTACCGGTTGCCGACCTTGTCCAGCGCCCGGCCCGCCGCCCCGGCGACGTTGCCCATCGCCCGGATCTGGCCGACCGCGCCGGCGGCGCTGCGCGCCATGCCGGCCGCGCGGCGCCCGGCCCCGGCCAGGGCGGAACCGAGACGGCCCGTCGAGCGGCCGGCGTCGTCGCTCGCCCGCGCCAGGCTGCGCTGGCTCTGGGCGACGTCGGCCGTATCCCTGCGGACGCTGTTGGTGGCCTTGCCGACCTCGCGGACCGCATTGCCGACCTTGGCGGTGACGACGACGCCGACTTCGAGATCGCTCACGGCTTGATCCTCAGTTCCTTGAGAAGGCGCGCCGCGTCCTCGACGCGGTCGCGCAGCTGCTCATGGGTCATCTCTTCAATGACCGGCCACGGCTGGTGAAGGACGCGGGCGACGAACGCCCCGGCGATTCGGAGGTCGTCGGGGTCTAGACGAAAAAACCCTGATAGTCCGCTTGCAGGCGGGCATAGTCGGCCGCCTGGTCGACCTCGCGGATCACCTCCGGCGGGACGCCGCACAGGATGGCGAACAGGAGGGCCTCCCGCTCCCCTTCGCTCTTGGCCTGCGCCTGGGCGGCCAGGTCGTCCTTCACCTTGGGGCGGCGCATGGTCAGCTTCTTGTACTCCTGGCCGTTCATGGTCACGGGGTATTGAAGAGCATCCTTGTCCTTTTCCATGTCTCGCCTCCCTAGAGCCCGAGGGCCGTGCGCACGGCGGCCAGCTGGTCGACGCCGCGCACCACGAACTTCATGGCCTCGACGTCGACCTCGATGACGTCGGCCCCCGCGATGGAGAGCTTGTAGTAGCTGGCCGTGGCGGCGATCTTGAGGGTGTTCTTGTCGCCCCTCTTCCAGGTGCCGAGATCGGGCTCGCGGATCAGCGACCGGGTCTCGATGATGACGGCCTCGTTCTCGGTCCCCTGGGCGCCGCGGAAGGTGATCGGCACGCCGGCCTGGCCGAGCTTGCCGATGACGTCGGCATTCATTTCGGCCAGGGTGAACTCGAACTCCATCTTGGCGACGGTGCCCATGGGGATGTCGACGGTGCCGGCCATGCCGCCGCCGGCGAACTCCTGGGTATCCATCGTCGTCTTGGGCGGCGCCCCCTCCTCGATCCGGCCGGCATAGCCGATGCCGTCGACGAACACCGTGAAATTCTTGAGCGTCTTGGGAAGCATGTCTATCTCCTCGGGTTAGGCGGCCGCCGCCACCTGGTTGACCAGCTCTTCGTAGTAGCCGGCGTTGCGGTGAGCCCGGAACGTCAGGTGCTCCAGCGGCGCCGCCGGCTCGATGTCGAAGTCGACGAAGAGCTTGCCGGCCGTGAGCTGGTCGGCGGTGTTCAGTTCGGCGTCCAGCCACGCCTTGCCGCCCAGGATGGCCCCCACGACGGTCAGGTGGCGCAGGTAGGCGTTGACGCTGCCCTCGATGTCGCGCAGGAGCTGGGCGCTGAAGGGGCGGTCCATCGCCCACAGGAACGCCTGCTCGATCGACTCGTAGATCATGTCGGCGGTGCGGCGCACGGAAAGGAACGCCCACAGCGGGTCGGCGCTGGTGGTGCGGTTGCCCCAAAGCCGGTAGCCGTCGGCCTGGATGATGGTGGCCACCTCGTTTTCGTTGAGGTGGTTGGCGATGCAGTTGACGTCGCTCATGTTGAAATCGATCGGCCGGGCGATGCCGACGATGCCGGTCAACACCTGGTTGGACGGGCTCCACCAGAAGCCCCGCGTGTTGTCCAGCCAGGCCATGCGTCCGGCCACCCGCCCGCTGGCCGGTTGCGCCACGGCCGCGTTGGCCACCGTGTCCCAGACCATGGCGTGCGGATCGACCACGAAGATGCGGTCCGACCCCCAGTCTTCGCGATACGTGATGGCCGCCGCGTCGGTGGTGTTCGGTCCGTCGGCGACGATCACCGCCCGCATCCGTTCGGCGATGCCCTGCAGCTCGGCGACCACCGGGTTGGCGACCGCGGCGATGGTGGCCGTCGCCGTGGCGCCGGCGGCGGCCCCGGCGCCGGCGATGGTTACGACCGGCGCCGCGGTGTAGCCGAAGCCGCCCTTGGTCACCGCGATGGCGGTGACGACGCCGGCGGTAACGGTGGCCTTGGCCTCGGCCCCCTCGCCGTCGCCGGCGATGGCGACCGTGGTGGTCTCCTGGGCGTAGCCGGCGCCGCCGATGTCGACGGCGATCGACGCGACCCCGGTCGGCCGCACGCCGGTGAAGCCGGGTGCGATCAGAATTCGTGGCGTCACCTTGACCGCCGACTGGGCCGAGAGGAACGCGTGGACGCCGGTGAACAGCGCCCCGTCGCCGATGACGTTGGACAGCGTCTCCGCGTCGTCGGCGCCTTCCTCGACACGAACCACCACCACCATGGCGCCGGTCTGGTCGAAGATGGCGTCGCAGGCGTCTTTCAGCGTGCCGTCGCCGATGTTGGTCGGGTCCAGCTTGGCGGCCAAGCGCTGCTGGCCGGCCAGCAGGACGGGCGTGTTGAGCGGGAAGGTCGCCGCGTCGGCGTCGGGCGCGGTGCCGATCAGGCCGATGACGGACGACTTGACGGTCTGGATCGGGCGGATGCCGTCGTCGACCTCGACGACTTCGATACCGTGCAGGAACTGTTCGGGCATGAAAGGTGCTCCTCTCAGATTGTCGGGATTGCCAGTTTGATCGCCGCGCAGTCGGCGTCGTAGGCGGTCAGCTTGGAGTTGTCGCCGGCGCGGGCGTCCTGTTCGGCCTCGCGCACCAAGGGTTCCGGCCAAAAGTGGATGTAGCACATGCGCCGCTTGGCCCCGGCCGAGAGCCCGGCCGGCAGCGTCGCCGCGAAGGATAGGATCTGCTCGTTGGTCAGCATGGATCAGTTCTCCACGTAGAGCGCCGGCGCGGCCACGCGCTGGGCCTTTAGGTTGAAGGTGCTGATTTTCATGAAGAGATCGGTGCCGACGGGCTGAGCCGACACGTCGGCCCTGGCACTCAGAAGAGAGTAGTTGCCGTCGTATGCCGCCAGCAGTTCCAGATCGCCTTCGTCCCAGGTCGCGCCGCTGTCGCGCGAGAACTCGGCCTTGATGTCGGTGCCGAGGATGCCGGTGCCCAATTCGTCTTTCCAGAGGAAGAAGCCGGCCAAGGTCGAGGGCGGTGCGGCGACGGAAACGGCGGCCGGATGGACCAGCGTCATGTTGACCGCTGGGTTGACCGCGTCCGCTTCAATTTCACTGAGATGGATGACGCCGGCCGCGCCCGTCGGCGCCGTGACGTTCAGTCTGTAGTGGAGGTATGAGGCCGGGTTGGCGATGTTGAACTGCTTTGCGGTTCCGGCCACCCAGCTTCCGATGTTCGCCTGGGTGTCGAGAACATCCCAATCCGCCCCGTTGTTGGAGCCTTCAAAGGTCCAGTCTTTCGGGTCGCCGGTTGCGCCGCTATAGGGGAAAATGCGATAGCGGCCGATGGTCTTGGCCGCCGCGAATTGATAGGCAATCCACGCGGCCGTCACGCCATTTTGGGTTTCCCAGCCGGACGACACGTTGATGACGTGGTCGAAAGCCTTCCACGCGTTCCATCCCGACGCGGAGTTCTCGTTGCTGGCGGTGACGACGCCGCTGGGGGTGTTGGCGCTGGTCATGGTGGGGATTTGGTTGGCGGTATAGCCGCCGCCGTTCGAGTAATAGCCGGGGGTGCCGGCGGTATGGGTCTCGTTGGTGCTGCTGGCGCCCCACTCGTCTGACGCCAGCTCCCACTGATACCCGGAGATCAGGGCTCCCGAGGCGACCGATGAAGAGAGCAGGACCCGCATGTTGGTGAGCGCGAGCTGGGCGAGAAGCGTGTCCGAAAAGGCCGGGATGATCGCGGGGCTGAGCTTACCCGTTGCCGCCACCACCTCGGGTACGTTTCCGGCCCCCGTGCCGACGTCGCGCAGAGCGGCCGTTCCCAGATCCAGCGCGTCGATCAATCTGCCGATGGCGGCGGCGAGCTGGGTTACATCCTCCGGGTCCGGATCGAGCAAGGCCATCTCGATGACCGTTTCGATCTGCGCCTTGAGCCATTGGCTGCGGTTGGCCAGCGCGCTCGGCTGCTTGTTGGAAATGCCGTCGACGCCGCCGATCACCGGCTCGTCGGTGTCGATGAGCTTGATGGTTGCCGGCCAGGTCGGCGTTTCGTTGATGGTCAGGTTATCGGCCATTAGACAGCCACTCCATGGTTATAGGCCCCGTCGTACGTCGAGCGGCCGTCGTAGAGATTGGCGGCCTCCTGGTATTCGAGGCTCAGCAGCTCGCAGCGCTTCGGCGCCGTCATCTCCAGCAGCCGGCGCAAGCCCGCGACCTGGTCGTTGCGGATGGCCCGATTGAGGATCACGCGATACATCGCCCAGCCATTGACCGGGCCGTAGAAAATGCGGCCGTCGTGGTTTTGGGCGCCGTCGTACCGGCGGGCGCCGACCCGCTCCATCACCGTCGCCTCGATGCCCCAGGCCGCGATCGCGCGCTTGACGGAGTCCGGCGTCCCCTTGGTGCGGTGGATCGCCAAGGCCGTGCCGACGACGTCGCGCTTCGTGGCGACGGACCAGCTCGCGTCGTAGACGTCGACCGATCGCGCCCAGGCCAGGAACGGCAACACCGACGCAGGGCACTGGGCGGCATCGTTGACCGTCGGGATCGGTACCGGAATGGCCTCGATCCTGTCGGCCGCCGCACCCTCCAGCGCCAGCTCCAGTTTGGTCGCGTTCGGGGGAAGCAGGCTCTTGGTCATGCCGCCAGCTCCGTCGTCAGCGCAAGGCCGGTCATGTACGGCGCCTCGGTATCGTCGCAGGCCACGTCGGCCCAGCCGTCCAGCGTCACTTTCTTGACCCCGGCCACGTGCAGCGCGGCATCGAGGACCGATTGCGTGACATCCTCGCCCAGCGCATGGCGCTTGTCGGCGACCGCCTGCATGGCGATGGCGGCCGCCGCCTCGATCGTGTTGGGATCGAGCCCGTCGTAGACGGTGAGCAGCGCGGTGACCGTGTAGGGCTTGATCGTCGCCGACTGCACGGTGACCCCGTCGCACAGGGGCCGAACGCTGGCCGCCGACAGGTTGGCCTCGACGATGGTGAGGATCGGCGCGTCGACAGTGCCGTCGCCGTCGCGGCCCAACACGGTCACCAGAACGCTGCCGGGCTCCGGACGGATGGAGGTCGCATCCTTGATGCTGGCCGACAGGCCGCCGGCATCGAAAGTGTACGTCAGGGTCACGGTGGTTTCGTCGGGCGAGGCGACGTCGATGGCAACCGGTGTTTCGCCTGCCGTGAGAGCGTTGAAAACATAGCTGCCCTCGCAGCCGGCCGTGGTCAGCGCCTCGGGCGCCAACTGAATGCGGCGCCTCAGATCATCGTCGGACTCGTACGTCGGCGGGATGGGCGGCACCGCGTCCGGGTCGCCGGGGTTCAGGGTCAGCCGATAGACGCCCTGATCGGCGCCCAGCACTTCCAGGTTGGCGCCTTTGGCGTACGGCAGCATCCGTTGCCGCGCCGCGTCGTTCACCCGCTGGCGGAGGATCACCTCGCGGTAGGCTGCCACCTCCAACACCTTCACCACCGGATCGGATTCCAGGGTCGCCGCCGAATAGTCGGGATACCGGCCGATGAAGTCGGCCTTGAGCGCGGCGAGGATCGCCTCGAACTCCAGGGTCTCGACCACCTCGGGCTTCGGCAGGCTGGACAGGTCGACGGCGGCGAACCGGCTCATGCGCGTGCCCCCCTGTTTCGAAATTCCGCCACCGCCAGTTCAACGGCAAGACAGAGAATCAGGGTCTCGTCACCGAACTCCTGCCGGATCGGGGCGATGGCCGCCATGTAGGAATCAACGGACGTCTCGGGTGTGGTGTTTCCCAAGACGGTTGACAGCCTTGAGGTGCATGCCCGATTGATAGTCGTCTCATCCATGGGCCACTCTCCGCCGGGAAGCCTCGCCATGTTTCAGCCGCGCATCGACTGCCCTCACTGCGGAAACCGCGTCGATCTCGCGGTCTCGAATCTCTTCGAATATCGCTTCAAGACCGGGGTGCCGATCTTCCCTCACATTCGAACCGAAACGGAGATGACCTCGAATCGACCGCCGGTTCGCTGCTACGGAAGTGGTGGCTGCCCGATATGCGATTGCCCCGTTCTCGTTGTCTTCGAGGTCGCTGCGGCGGATTTCATCAAGATGCAGAGCGCGGCCAAGGAGTCCATCCGGGTCGCAGCGGGCTTCGTCGATGGAAAATACGCGGTGATTGACACCTTTCCGAAAGCTCCGGCGGGCGCCGATGATCCGGCATTTCCGGCCAAGGCGCGCGCGCTCATTCCTGCGATCGAAGGCATGGTTCGGCGAAAGGAGAGCCCGGAACTGGCGCTTGCGGGATGTCGTTCCGTGCTCGAAGTCGCCTGCAAGGAGCTTGGCGGCGAGGGGCGAAACCTTCGCGATCGGATCGACGATCTGCTTGGGAAGGCATTGCTGACCAAGCCGCTCGCCGAGTGGGCGCATCGCCTGAGGCTGGACGGCAACGCCGCTGTCCATGAGATCGAAGGGACAATAGAACAAGCCGCCGAACTCTTCGAGTTCATGAAGCTGCTTCTCGACGTCACGTTCGTGCTTCCGAAGAGGATTGCCGAAAGGCGGAAGGGCGACTGACGTCATCATGCCACCACGCCTTCCAGCGTGATCTCTCGGCCGTCGACCAGGTAAAGGCCGCGCAGGTCGATCTCCAGCAGCCCGGCCTCGGCCCGCGTCGCCTTGACGTAGGTGAGCTTGAAGCGCGGCTCCCACTTGGCCAGCGCCGCGGCGATCGCGGCGTAGATCTCGATGAAGAGCCCGGGCTCAGCCGGCCGGTCGATCAGGGAGAACAGGTCCGAGCCGTAGTCGCGCCGCATGGGCCGCGTGCCGATCGGCGTGGTCAGGATGTCGCGGATCGACTGGAACAGGTGCTCCAGCCCATCCATCCCCTGGCCCGTCGATCGGCTCATGCCCAGCGTGCCGGCCATCGGCTCACCCCTTCTTGTTGCTCTTGGCCTTCGGCGTCTTGGCCTCGGCTGCCGTCTTGGCCGGGTCGGAGATCACGCCACCCTTCAGCCAGTACTTGGCCCCGCGCTCGGTCATCGTGACGGTGCCGCCGGCCTTGCCCAGCAGCGGCGTCGTCTTCTCAATCGTGTATGTCTTCTTCTCCATGTGTCAGCTCTCCTCGGGGGTTGGGACTTCGGGCGGGCTGTAGCCCTGGTCGGCGTTGGCGGCGACGACGGCGCCGTCCGTCCACGAATCGGCCTCGAAATTGGCGCCGCCCGTGTGCGTGATGCGCGTCGCCTTGCCGTGATGGTCGAGCTGGTAGTAGCCGCCGTCGCCCGTACGGATGACGATGTTCTTGGCCTCCAGCACGAGCGTGCCGCCGGAGTCGAGCGCGTTGATGCGGGTCAGCTTCTTGGTGCGGTCATGCTCGATGACCAGGCCGTCGGCGTAGACCTCGCGGCGGATCTCCGGACTCGCCGCCGGCGCCGGCGCCGCGATCGAATAGAGCCCGGACCCGACCACGCCCTGCGCCAGGTCGCCGCCGGGCGAGAACACCATTACCTGTTCGCCGACCTCGGGCGCCCACCAGCTGCGGTCGCCGCCGGCGCGCGGCGTGCCCCACGGCAGCCAGCCGGTGAGGATGTCGCCGATCTTGACCCGCGCCCGGGCGGAAGCGTAGTCGGCCTCGGCAATGGTGCCGATGCGCAAGAGGTTGGCGACGCGTCGGTCCAACTCGGCCAGGTCCATGTCGCGGCTAGACATCGGGGGCCTCGCCGGTATGGACGTCGCGGTACTCTCCCTTGTGCTCCAGGCCGATGGCGGGCGACATGCTGGCATAGAGCTGCTCGGGCGTCTCGCCGGCCTCGGCGACCAGCGTGCCCATCTCGGCCGCCTGGACCCAGGTGACCGCCCACAGCGCCACACCCTGCTTGCCGGCCGGCGTCGAGTAGAGGTTCTCGGCGCGGACCTCCCTGCCGAAATCCGCGACCAGCGGAACTAGGCCGTCGACGATGGCGAGCGCGGCCTTATCCTTGGAAACAGTGCCGGCGTCGCGGGTGACGATGAAGGCGGCGAGCCGCGCATCCCCCTGCGCCAGTCCGGTATCGGCGCCCACGGCGCCGCCGATCGACAGCAGGGCGACACGCACGGCTGGCGCCATGGTGAGGAAGCGCCCCAGCTCGTCGAGGTCGAAGCGGCCGGAGTGCCGCTCGCAGCTTTTGAGCTTCGGGAAGCGGGCCTCGATGGCGGCGACGGCGGCGTCCTGGAGATCCACGAGGCTCATCGCACGGCCTCTTCAAGGAAGTCCTGGATGGTGTCGTGGATCATGATCCGGTCATCGCCGTCGACCCCGACGAAGGGGCGGGCCGGAAGCGTCACCTTGCGCCCGCGTCCGACCTTGCCGCCAGCGTGCTGGGCATGGGCGTAGACCAGGTTGCTGCCCTGCATTACCGAATGGCGCGAGGCGATGTGCGTGCCCGAGGCGCGCAGGTGGCCGCGGTGGGTGAGGGTCTGGCCGCCGGTCAGCAGCGCCCGCTGGCTGGGCGTCCAGCGAACGCCGTCGGGGCTGGTTTCGTGTTCGAAGCGGCTGAGCATGGAGGAATCGAGCCCGGCGCCGATGGCGTCCATGGGCTCTGTCATGTCATCCATCGCCGCCTGAAGGCGCAAGAACACCTCTTCCATATCCTTGGTGTCGAGTCGGATCTCGATGCCGACGCCGGCCATGTCAGAAACCCTTAAGGCTGTCGGAGGAAAACACGCGGCCGGGCCCGGCGATCGCGACACCGACAGAGGCCGGCGCCGGCGTCTCGGTTTCGCCGACCGGCAGCGCGAGCTTGCCGGCCGCGATGTCGCGCAGGGTCGCCACCGCCTGGTCGCGGCGCGCCGAAACCGTCTCGGTCGCCTGGTTGGTGTAGAGGTGATAACGGGCCAAGTCGCAGGCGATGCCGGTCAAGAGCGGCGGCACCTGGGCGAGCGGCAGGGCGTAGCGGACGCCGACGTAACCGTCGATCATGGCCTCGGCGGCGTCGAGCGCCCTGGCCGCCACGGCGGCGTCGATCGCCCCGGCTGGCGGGTCGGCCCGGTCGGTGAGCTGGATCAGCTCATCCTCGCCGAAGCGGTCGATCAGATCCTGTTGAGTGGCGTAGAGCATTCAAGCCTCTGTTAAACGATGCCCCCGGGCGGAGTGGACAGGCTCCGCCCGGGGGGCTTGGGCGAGTTGGCCTCGGCTGCCGCCGCCCGTCCGCGGCGGCCGCTTCAATGGCCGTGGGCTTCAGGCATCCTTCTTGGTCTTGGCCGGCTTGCCGTCGTCGGTCTTGGTGGCAGCCGACTTGTCGGGAACATCGACCTCCTGGACGACGAGCTGCGGCTCTTCCTTGAGAGCCTTGAGCTGCTTGGCCGTGATGTCGTCGGCCGGGTGGTCGACGGCAGAGGCCGGGTGGTACATGCCGGCGCGGCGGAAGCCGGCGGCGGGCTTGGCAATGATGCGGATCATCTTCATGGTTCGGTCCTCCCTCACGCCAACCACGGCACGACGAGCAGCTCGGCGGTGCCCTTCCAGGGGTTGGTCTCGCCGTTGGCGCCGGTCTCGCTGTTGAGGAGCTTGCGGCCGGCCTCCTCCAATGCGGGACCCACCACGAGGAGCCGCGGCATCAGTCCGAGCGGCCGGCCGTAGTCGCCCTTCATGCCCGTCAGCGCGGCCCGGGCGGCGGCATAGTGGGTGGCGTCCAGCGTCTGCTTGGAGCCCCAGGCGAACTGCCAGAAGCCGAAGCCGACGTTGTCGCGGCCATCGGAGCCGTAGACAAACTCCTTCTTGAAGAACACGTTCGGATCGTCCTCGTTGGCGAGGGCGACGAACTGGAACTTCTTGCGCTCCTGGAAGATGATCGGCTTCAGCGCGCGGCTGTCATCGATCAGGAACCAGGGCGCGCCGGCGCCGCCGTCGGTGTTGGCGACGCTCTGCATCTCGCCGCTCTCGTCGAGGACCAGGTGGTCGGTGTCGAAGAAGTACTGGCCGTCGTAGCAGGGGGTGGCGAAGCCGGCCTTGAGCAGGCCGAAGACCATCTGGTCGGGATGGGCGGCGACCGAGCGGCCCATCTCGGTGAACAGCGGGGTGTAGATCCCGAGGGTGTCGTCCTCGATGTCCGGCTTCGAAACCGCGATCGTCAGTTCCCAGTCCTTGTTAAGGATGGCGTAGCTGTGGGCCATCAGGTTCTGGATCACGCGATCGCCGATCCACTCGCGGACACCGGGGGTCTTGCCCAGCCAGCCGTATTTCTCCTCCTTGGTGGTCGACGGCACCAGAGTGGCGATCCTCTGCCACTGCGAGGTCGCCATGCCGAGACCGTTCTGGAAGCTGGTCTTGAAGCCGACGTAAAGGCTTCTGAGGGTGGCCGAGTTGATGACCAGGCCGCCCAGGCCGATCGCCGGGATGGCGCCCTCCTGGGCGAGGGCGTGCAGGCCATGGGCCGAGGCGTCGGGCGCCGGGCCCGCCAACAGGCCGACCCCGACGATCAGGGCGAGGACGGCGACGGAGAGGATGGTCTTGATCATGAGGCTTTGCTCCTAGTCGAACTTGACCCAGACGCCGAGATCGTCGACGTCCACGATGGTGCCGGCGACGCTCCGGGTTCCGGTGCCGTTGGTCTTGGCGACCGTCTGATCGTCGACGATGTAGGCCGAGGTGCCGACTTCGCTCAGCGTGATCTCGTCGGCGGCAGCCGAGTTGGCGAAGCGGAAGGTGCCCTTGGCGACCCGGATCTTGAGGTCGCCAGCGGCGCCGGCCGAATTGTCGACCTGCTCTTCGGCGCGGCCAACTGCGACCAGGTTGACGGCCGTCGATCCGCCCTCGGCGACGCCGGCGTTTAGCGCCACCAGGGCGCCGGCGTAGATCTTCGTCGCGGCGGCGACCGGGAAGGAGAACACGTCGCCGGTGCGGCGAGGCGTGTTGCGGTCTTGGGCGAGCACGGTCATCGGGTCACCTCCGCGTCACGGGTTTTCTTGAAGGCCTCTTCGGTAAGGCCGAGCTGGCGGCAGGTCGCCAGTTCGTCTTCGGTCAGCGGGGAGCCGGCCTTGGACGGGGTCGGGTTGCCGCCGCCGCCCGGGGTGACGACGACGGGCGCGCCCTTGACGTAGTCGGCGAACCCTTCCGCGTCCTTCTTGGCGTAGGCCACGGCCCAATCCTTGGACGCGGGGGCGATCTTGCCGTCGCGCATGGCCGCCTCGACGGCCTCCGTCGCCTTGTCGGCGGAGAGATCCGTCTGCAGCTTGGTCAGCGAAGTGGCGACGCGGTCGAACTCGGCGCGCGGCACGAAGGCCTTCGGGTCGACGTCGGCCTTCTGCCTGGCGGTCGCGATCGCCGTTTCGATCGCCTTGGCGTCGGCGTCGTCGGCCAGGCCGAGCGCCTTGCGGGCGGTCGCCAGGGCGGTTGCCGCGGAGGTCGCGGTCGCCGCCGACTTGACCAGGTCGGCAACCTTGGCGATGGCCGTCTCCTGGCTTGCGTTCTCCTGCAGGCCGAGGGCGGCCCGCAGGGCTTTCAGAAGCTCTTCCATGGAATCATCATCCTGTTCGGTGGCTAGAGCGGTGAGGTAGAGGTCGGGCACGTTGGTGAGGGCCGCGCGGAGGATGGCGACCACCTCGCCCGACTTGCGGTGCAGGAAGGTGGGCGAGAGGTAGCGGTACTCCTTGGCCTGGATGCGTTCGGCGGCCAGGGCCGTCCAGTCGACCCGGCCCCAGATGCCGTCGGTGCGGACCTGAAACTCCTTGATCCAGCCGGCCGCCGGCGCCGGCTGGCCGTTCTTCTCGGCGAGGTCCGTCTGGTGCTCGTAGTCGATGACCGCATCGATGCCGCGCGAAGACGACGCGGTGACCACCGCCTGCGGGTCGGCCAGCTTCCATTCGCGGCCGTCGCGCCCCTTGATGGCGCCCAGCGGCATCAGGTGCACCCACTCCGGTGTGCCTTCGGGGAGAAGAATCGAGCAGGTGGCTGTGAGAAACTTCATGCGATCTCTGCCATGAGTGGGCCACCGGCAGCCGTGGCCGCCGTAGAGGCGCATCATCGCAATGGCAGGGGATACGAATAAGGGCGCAACCTTGCGCCCCCGAGGCGATCAGAGCGCTCGCGAGGGGCTCCGATCAGTCCATCTGGGATACACCACATCGGGGGTCGTCGGCAACGGCGGTCGAATTGGCGACCGAGGATCGCCCCGCAACAGGCCCTGTCGTCCCCGTTAAACGGGGTTTTAAACGGATCAAGGGATTTTTGGCTAGGGTGGGGGCACCCCCATGGTGGCGCGCACGCACGGGCGGGAAAATCCGGCGCCTGGAAACCTGGGGGCGGACTTGATATAATAATGCCCACATCGTCACCGCAGTCGCGGCGCCCGCCGCCATCATAGACGGGTGACGGAAACGGGATCGGGCGGGCCGGTCCCGTTTCAATTTTTCCTGTAGAGCAGGGCTCCCCGCCGCTGGCGTTCGAGATAGGAGGCTGCGGCCGGGGTGAAGTCCGTAACGCCGCTCCACCCCTCCGACGTCCATTCGAATACCGCCAGGCCTCCGGCCTTGCCGGGTAGCGCCATCCGCTTGAGATAGCGCCGCCGCAGCACGTGGCGGCCGAGCTGGGGCACGAAGAACCAGTCGACCCAGATCTCGTCCGGCGCCTTAAGGGCGTCGGCCAGCAGAAGCGAGTCGCGCTCGCGGCCCAACTTCGTCACCTTCCAGCGTCCCCGGACGTCCTTGAACAGCTCCTCGCCGACGGCGATGGCATGGCCGGCGGCGTCGCGGAAGGCGGCCGGCTTGCCGAGGTCGCCGCCGAACTCGCCGAGGAATGCCTTGACGTAGGCCTCGTCCTTCAGTCCGGCCGGCAGGATGCGCTTGGGGTCCACCTTGGCCGGCGCAGGCATCGGCGGCAGCTTGATCGCGGGTAGGGCCGCCGGCGGGGGCGGCAACGGCGTCTGCAAGGGTGGCGGCACGGCGCCCGAAAGCCAGCTCTGCCCGACGTTGGTGCCGAACCCGGTGTCGATGCCGGCCGGTGTCGGCCAGTTCTCCGATCCATCCGGCGTTTTCACCGGGCGGTCCTCCATGGCGATCGGCGGGATGTCCTTCTCGGGCGTCGGCGTGTAGCCGTAGCGGGCGAGGTCGCGCTCGGTCAGCACCTGGATGGTGCAGCGGCAATACCAGCCATTGGGCGGCGTGTGGGTGCGCCAGAACGGGTGGTCGGCCGGCAGGATCGTTCCGTGCCAGGCGCGATGCTCCGGCCGGGTCTTGGAATCGAGGACGGCGACGTAGCGCAGATAGAGCGTCCGGCCGCGTCGCTTTTCGACGGCCGCCCGGCGATCGATCTGGGCCCAGCGCCCGGCGGCGCGGGCCGTGCGCATGTTGGTGTCGTAGATGACGCGGGCCCGCCAGGTGCGGCCGCCCTTGAAGTCCCAGCCGTGGCGCGCCGCGATGTCGTCGAAGGCCTTCTGGAAATCGGCCTTGGTGGTGCCGTCCTTCAGCGCCTTCGCCAGCGCGCCGTGGAAGTCCGAGACCAGCTTGTCTTTCGTGGCGCCGGCGACGACGAAGGAGCGGGCGTGCGCCCCCTCCTTCAGGTCCGTCCAGGCGCGGCTCGGCAGGTTGACTTTCTGGCCCAGGAAGTCGATGGCCTCCTGGAAGGGGACTCCGTCAGCCAACGTCGGCGGCTCCCTGGAGGTCGGACGCCATCATGGCGCGGGCCAGGATCTCGGCCAGCTCGTCGGTGGCGCTTCCGGGAAAGAGGGTAGCCAGGCGCGCCTGCGCCTCTTCCAGCGTCGCCGCCTCGTCGACGACGCGGCGGATCTGCTCGACCATGTCGACGAGGATCGGCGCGGCCAGCGTCTCGACCTGGTCGACCAGGTCGTCCGTCTCGTCGCGCGCCGGACGGGTCGCCGCCCGGGCGCGGGCCAGCGCCCGGGTCAGGCTCGGGGCGGGCGGCTGCGCGGCCGGAGGCACCAGGAGATCCGCGTCCTCCTCGGGGTCGGGCAGGCCGATGCGATCGCGCACCACGGACTGCTCGACCTTGAGGCCGAGCGGCACCAGCTTGGCCAGCGCGTCGGTGAGCTTGGTCACGTCCGTCTGCTCGGCGCGGCCGATGACGATCTTGGGATAGGCCGCCTGTGGCCCCTTGTTGAGGTCGATGAAGGGCTTGACCAGGTCGCGGTTCAGCGTCGCCGCGAGTTGGCGGGCGTCGGCCTGCTCGATGTCGCCGCGCACCTGGTCGTGCGTCTTGCCGACCGCATAGCCGCCCTGGATGGCGTCGGTGGTTGCGGTCTGGCCCAGCACGGCCTTGCTGACCTGGCGGTCGAAATACTCCGCCATGCGCTCGTAGAGATCGACCGAGCCCGTCTTGTTTCCCGTCTCGGGGAACTCGATCGTCATGCTGTCGGGGATGATGGCGGCGGCGTCGCGACTGATCGAGGTCACCGCCCTGAGCAGCGTGTCCCGTTCCTCGGGGGTGGCGCCGGGATGATACTTGCCGAGCCTGAGCGGCATGCCGAAGATCTCGGCGAAGACCAGCCAGGACTTGAGGTCGAAGTTCTTGAAGCAGTAGGCCCAGGCAATGGCGCGGGCGAATCCGCCGCGGATCGGCAAGCCCGCCTTGAGGCGGGGCCGATGCACGATGAACTTGTAGGGGGCCAGGGGCTCGGGCTGCCCGCCCTCGCCGATCAGACGGAGCGTGCGCCCATCGATGTCGTCGAAGCGGAACCACCGGGGGTCGCGCCATTCGAAGCGGGCCGGCCGCCATTGGCGCTCCGAGGTTTGCCAGATGATCTCGGTCGCCGAGAAGCCCTTGCCAAGGGCGTCCATAATGTCGACCAGGTCATCCTGCAGCTCGTCGCGGTTCAGCAATTCGCGCACCAGGTCCGCGTTGCCGACGTCGGCCTTCTCGTCGGTGGCCGCCTCGACGGTGATGTCGAGCTGGGCCACCTGCAGCTTGCGGGTGGACAGCACGCTCCGGTAATGGAGGTCCTTCTCCTCCATCTCCTCGGCCAGCTCCAGGTAGGCCGTCGGGTCGCCCTCCTCGGCGTCGCGGAGCAGCCGGGCCAGGCGATCCGGCGTCAGGCCGACCGAGGGATGGCCGGATAGGAAAGAGCGCACGCCGCTCACCGTCGCCGCCGCCTGCTCGCGCTTGAGCGCAGTGAAGTCGATCGGATTGCCCCATTGGTCGATCAGCCCAGCCATCACCATCCTCCTCTCGTGCCGCCCAGGCCGGAGCGCGCGTCGAAACCGCCGGTTGGGTTGTCGTCGTCGCGCGGACGCCAGATCATGCGGCCCTCGGCAGCCGGCGCCTCGGCCGCGGCCGGCGTGTAGCCGTATTCGTGGACGTCGGCGATCGACGCGAAATACGCCAGCGCATGGGCGATTGCCGAGTCGCCGTGCCGCTTGCGGTTCCGATCCTTGGTGTCCTGGGCGCGCAGCGCCGGCACCTGTATCACCCCGTTGACCTTCTTCAAGGCCCGGTGGTCGTTGCCGATGTCGGCGTCCCTGGGCAGCAGCGTGGTGGCATCCTCGAAGGCGGCGACGAAGCGCGGCATGTTCTCGCGGTACCACTGGATCGACAGCATGACCTGGGCGATGCGCCCGGTCCCGTAGCGCTGCGCCGCCACCTCGGCCAGGTAGGCGCCGTTGCCGGTGGCGTCCATGGCGCCGCCGCAGAAGCGGGGCAACCGGTCCAGGATGTAGAAGAGCACCTGGCGCTGCTGCTCGAACGGCACGCCCGCCAGCTCGACGACGAAGGGCGCGCGGCGCACCATGTCCTGCGTCAGCGCCAAGGGCCAGATGACCGTCATGTCGCGCAGCCGGCCAAAGTCCTCACCGAAGAAGTGCTGGCGCTTGGGGTCGAGATTGTCCAGCAGCGGCTTGAGGTTGGCCTCGCACCAGTCGCGCGCCTCGGCCTCGCGCAAATGTTCCGGCCATTCGGAGAAGCCTGTGGGCGGCGTCCAGCGCAGGACCGGAATGTCGGGGGACATGCGCGCCTCGATCAGCGCGCCGGAAATGGCGGTGCCGGTGCCCTGGGCGGGGATGACGTCCAGCTCCTCGGCCGCGTCGTCGCCGTAAAAGGCCCGGATGTCGGCGATCCATTTATCTTTGGGCTTCACGGGAATGCCGCGGGCCGCCGCCATCAGGGCGGTTCGCTCATAGAGCCCGTCGGCGATGGCGTCGTCGAAGGTGATGCGCACCACGGCGTAAGGCTTGCGGCCGGCCCGGCTGTCGTTGACCAGGGTGGCGAAAGGATTCGCCTCGCCGTCGTGGGTCGAGATGACGAGGATCTTGCCGCCCCACATGAGGAAGGCCATGCCGGCCTTGAGCATGCCGGGCAGATCGTCGTGGAAGGCCGCCTCGTCGAAGATCAGATAGCCCTGGCGGCCGCGCAGGGATCGCGGCTTGGAGGAAAGGGCCACGATCTCGAAGCCCGCGGCGAAGGTGATGCGGTAGGCCTGGATGGCCCTGTCCGCCCCCTTGTCGTCGGTATCCTTGAACAGGAACTCGTCGACCTCCGAGGCGGCCGGCAGGAACGCCTTGGCCCACATGGCGCAGGCGTCTACGAACTCGCGCGCCATGTCCATGTTGTAGCCGATGTAGAGCACGTCCATGCCGGCGGCCGATCGGGCGGCGCCGGCGGTCAGCACGGCGTCTGCGGCGATCGCCCAGGTGACGCCGATGCGCCGCGACTTCTCGCAAACCACGACCTGGCTGATCGCCGTGGTGGCCAGAAGCTTGGCCTGGTAGGAAAGCAGAACGTCGGGCAGACTGCTGCCCAGCCCGCGCAGGATGTCGGGGAACTCCTGGGCCAGCTCGGGCGTCATTTCGGGACCTTGACGCCGAGGATCTTCGATTTGATGGCGTTGACGGTATCGGCCGACAGGCCCTTCTCGCGGGCCACCGCGTCGACCTCGGCGACCGCCGCCTGCTTGGTGCGCTTCTCGGCGGCCTCGGCGATCTTCGTCTCGAAGTCTTGGTCCAGCCTCAACGCCCGGCCCAACTCGGCCAGGCCCTTGCCTACGAAGGCGACGTCCATCGGCGTCAGCGGGAGGCCATCCCCCTCGGCCATCTGGATCTTCATCAGAAGGTCGAAGACGATGGAACGGGCCATCTCGACCAGCAGGCGGCCCTGCTTGCCCTGCGCTGCGGAGTCGCCCAGCTCGGCCACCAGGGCCGCCGTCACCTCGCGTGACTGCTGGAGCTTCTCGGCCACCCGGCGCACGTCGATGCCGTGCCGGTGCAGGGCCGACCTCGACAGGGTATAGCCGCGCTCGGCCAGCCACTCGACTAGTTCGTCCAGGGTGTATTTGCCCGAGCCGATCTTCTCGTTCAACTCGCGCAGATCCTGGGGGGGCAGCATGGCTGTCACAGATGATTTACGGGGCATTTAAACACCCCCTCAACCAAGCGGCGGTTCATCGACGCCGTCGACGTGTTCACTGCCGGCGGCGACGTCGGCACCGCGCTGGGTCAGCTTGGCGCTGACTAGGTCGCTTTCGACCGACAGTTCGACAAGCAGGTGATTTTCCAGCCACCGCAGGTCCGCGAGGATCGTGGAAAGCCCCACCTTGTGGGTGGGGTTGAGGTAGGCGATCCCTTTGTGGATCAGCCCGGCGTCGAACTCGGGAGGCGTCGCCCCGGCCAGCAGCTTGAGGATGGTCCAGCGGCGGTTTGCCGCCACGAAATCCGGGTAGCTCATTTGCCAGCTCCGCTGATGTGATACCGGTTAAGCAGGGAAACGGTCTTGTTCACTTCCTCGACGGTCGCGCCGATCGCCGATACGTCGGAGGCGACGTCTCCGAGGTCTTTCACCAGCTCATCGACACGGGCATGCAGCTTGCCGATGTCGCCGCGGCCCGGCAGGGCGTCGACCTGGCTTTCGAGCCGCGTGATGCGCTCGCCATGCTGGCCGAGGCGGCCGCCATGTTCGTCGCGCAGCTTCTCGATGTCGTTGTGCGTCGCCTTCGTACGAGCTGCCTGAAAGGCGTAGAACCACGCCAGGAAGGCGCCGACGAGGGCGAGGAAATCGAGGATGGTCCGGGCGGCTTCCCAGTTCATGAGTCGTCTCTTTCCGCTTGTTCGGGGGGGTGGGTGGGTTCCTGAGGCGCCTGCGGGCGCCGGGCTCTGTCGAGGACTCGCTGGAGCGCCTCCTCGCGCTGGATCTCCTCCAGCGCCTGGGCGCGGTCGACCAGGTCAACCACGGGCGCCTCCGGGAAGCCGGGACATCAGCGTGTCGAACATGCCGCCGCCGGAGTCCTGGCCGGCAGCCAGCTTCTTGTCGGCCGAGCGCTTCCACACGGCGACGCCCATGACCGAAAGCGCGACCGTCCACATCGTGGCCGTCGCGGCGTTGGCCTCGGCGATGCCGGTCAGAATGTCGGCGGCATTCTTGGGCTCGGCGACGATGGCGTAGATCATGCCGGCGACGGTGCCGAGGATCTGCAGCGACCAGGTGGCGGCCATGGCGTAGCCGAAGGTCGGCCGCCAGCGCCGCACGTAGGGATCGTTCGAGGTGGCCTCGGAGCGCATGGTGGCGTTGACCGCCTCAAGGCGCTTCGTCTCCTCCTCGTAGAGCCGGACCTCCAGGTCGCCCACCAGGCGCTGGAACTCGATCATGGCCTGCGGGTCGGCCTTGAGCGCGGTCAGCGCCGCCGTGCCGTTGTCCGTGCCGGTCACCGACTGCGCCAGGCCGATCACCTCGTTGGCGACGGTCTCGGCCTTGTCGCCGCCTAGCCACTTGGCCAGCCTCGGCGCGGCGAAGCTGGCGATGCCCAGCGCGAGCGAGATGGGGTCCACGGCCGCGCCCCTACCAGATCAACCAGGCCCAGGCGGCGAAGAAGACGCCAATCGCCCCGATGCCGCTGGCGGACAAGAGCAGGCCCCGCTCGAAATCGAAGTGTCCGGGGGTCCACGGCTCGGCCGCCCAGACGAACAAACCGGCGATGGCGACGAGGATGACGGCAAGCGTGATGAGGGCGCCCTTGCGGATATCGGCGGGCAGGAAGCAGATCGTGGTGATGACGGCGATCGCGTAGACAATCGCCGCCAGCGCAGCCCAATGCCCGCGCAGCCATTCGGCAATAACCTGAAGAGCGTTCATGGGCTAGTCCTCCACCAGCTCGAAATGCCACAGATCGTCGAAGCCGTTGTCGGCGACCTCCCAGTTGCCATTCCAGTCCCCGCCCCAACGCAGCCGGATGCCCATCCCATGCGCCAGGCCCAGGACGAAGCCGGCGAACAGCGTCGCCCGCTCGCGGTCGTTCCAGTCGATGGGGTAGGGCGCGGCGTCGACGGCCTTCGCCGGCAGGCTATTGTGCTTGCCCTCGGGCCACTTCACCTTACTCTTGCCGGTCCGGAAGGCTTCGTCCTGCTCGGCCTGGCCGCGGTGGCCGGTGATGATCGTGCAGTCGGCGACAAGGACGGCGGCGTGGAACACCCGCTGCAAACGCGCGTCGCACGTCGCGAGGCGATCCAGCGAGGTTGGCGAGAACTTGGGCATCTGTCCACCTACAGCAAGCGGGGGAAAGCCCCCGCGACGGCAGTATGGTGGTCGGTTTTTCAGGATGATGTGAGGGCGCAAGGCTGCGCCCCGGGGCGGTCAGGAGAAGAGGTCGCTTTGCATGGAGGGGGTCGTGCCGGCGTCCCAATACTGGACGGTGCGCCGGGCGAGGCGGAGCGTGTTGGCGACGTGCTCCTGGCTCCAGCCCTTGCCCCGCAGCCACTTGGCCAGGATACGCTTGGCCTGCGGGATCTCGATCCGCTCGTCGGCCAGATGCTCCACGATAAGGCGGGCCGCGTCAATGCCGACGATGCCGGCAAGGTCGGAACCCTCAGCATTCTGGGGGATGCGCAGCCGACGGCCGGCGCACTTGAGCGCCAGCGTCAGCGCCGCCTCGATGCCGGCGGCGTCGGCGATCTGCTGGAGGCCATGGGGGAAGCGGTCAGCCACCGCGCCTCTCCCATCGCGAGCAGGCGGGGTCTTTGGCGCGCACGTCCGTGCCAGGGCCCGACGTCCAGCGGATCAGGTCGCACTTGAGGTAAGTCTTCGCCATGCGGTGACGGGCCAGGTGGGCGCACGTGCCGCACGTCTCTCCCTTCGGCCCGGTGCCGGGGATGGCCGCATGCCCCCGCCGGCGCTGCCGACGCAAAGGCGACGTCGGCGCCAGGTCGGGGAAGAGGCTGCCGGTCATGGGCTTGCCCGCCGCCGCCATCATGCCGGTGCCTCCTGCATCTCGACGAACTGGACGCGGAGCGACTTGGTCCAGACCTCCGACGAACCATCGGCGCGCCGGCGCCAGACAACGCGCAGCGTGTACGTGCCATCCCGGCGCCGGTAGACCGGAGTCTTCTCGGACCGGTTGAACCCGTCGGCGGTCAGCATCGCGTCGAACTTGGCCAGGCCGGGGTCGGCGGCGACGATCTCGGCGGTCGGCCAGGTGCCGACGTGGCCGTGGCATTTGGGGCGGTGGCGATAGGTCATCACACGTCCATCTCCAGGTGCCCGCGCAGCTCTCGCCCCAGGTCGACGATCAGGGCGTCCCAGTCGCGGTCGCCGTACCACGCCAGGCCGGACTTGCCGGTTACCGCGTAGCCACGCATCTCGGCATTAATCTTGACGCCGATGTCCGCCAGCCGCCGGATCTGGGCACGAACAACGTGATGGCGCGGATTGTGATTGGCCTCGCCCCAGTTGATCCCGGCCACCCTCGTGAGCCAGGACTTGAGCGCCTCGATCACCTTGCGGGCGTCGGCCGGGTCGCGCAGCCAACGTTCGGTCTCGATTCCGGTCTGGCGCTTGACGAAGGCGCGCAGCGAGGCGTCCGAGCGATCGTTCACCACGCCCAGCCAATAGCCCGAGATCCACAGGGCGCGGATCTTGCCGGCCTGCGGCACCTCGCCGGCCGACCGGGAGCGCGCCGCGCCGTTCAGGTGGTCGAGCACCTTGCCCATCTCGGGGAGCGTGAGGTCGGCACAGCTCTCCTTGCCGACCACGGCCCTCAGCATGTCGCGGTAGTCGTCGCCCTCGATACCGCGCTTCTTGGCGGCGAAATGGACGGCGCCGATCAGGCGGTTGCGGGCGGCCTCGGAAGGGGCGGTCTTGCGGAGGGCGTTCATGGCGTCATCCTTTGACGTTCAGGTGGGCGTCGATCTCAGCAAGCAGGGCCTCCGCCCGCTCGACGTAGGGACGGGTTATATCGTCCATGGTTTCGCGGAGAGGATGGCCCTTGGGGTCGTGGAGGCAGGCGCAGTCGATGAGGACATCCACGTCGCTCGCGATATACCGGCGGGCCTTTCTCAGCACCTTCCGGAGGGCCTTGATCCCGTCATTGCCGGTGCGGTCGGCGTTCATGGGTTGCCTTCCTTCCAGATCGCCCCGGTCAGCTCGGCGCCACGGTGGCCGCGCTCCCAGACGTACCAGGCGTGCGCCACCGGCGTGCCGCCCTTGCGCTCCTCGGGCGGCACGGTGAACAGCCAGCAGCTCGCGCGGTTGCCGCACAGCCACACGCGGGCGGGCGGGTTGAGGTCCCACCAGTCGCGCCGGGTTTCCGATTCCCGCCACGCCTGGCGCTGGAAGCAGACGATCTTGCGGGCGCCGGAGTGACGCGCGAGATCGACGAACCGGCAGGCCAGCGAGAACGGCGGGTTCATCAAGACGGTGCAGTCCGCCCCCTCTGAGGCCCCCACCCAACCGCTGTTCAGAAAATCGATGCCGACGCCGGTAGAGCCCTTGTATCCCCAGTCGTAGAGGTCGTTGGCGATCACGCGGTATCCGGCTGCCCGCGCCGCCTCGGTTAGAACACCCGTACCACAGCAGGGGTCGATGACGTCGGGTGTCAGGATCTCGACGTCGAGGATGGCGCGGGCCGCCCAGGCCGGCGTCTCCCAGCACTCGGCGGCGTCGGCCTGATCTTCGAGCGACTTGAAGGAGGCCGCCGGAGCGATGCCCTCGAATTGGGGGAAGAAGCTGGCCTGGGTCATCCGATGTTCCCCAGACTGGAGCCGCAGATCGAGCCGCCGTCGGCGCCGACCGGGAGCGCCAGGGGGTCGGGCTCCGGGTCGGCGAAGGGCGACAGGCCCTGCCGTATCCTCAAGTTGTTGGCCCGGGCGAGGATCTGGCGGAAGGTGAGCCCGGTCTCCTGTTCCCATCGCCAGCCGGCGGATTCCTCGGCCGCATCGACGTTATGTTCGTTGAGCCAATCGAGAATGAACGACTGGGTGCGGATCATCGGCGCGCAGACCGGGCGGGCCCGCCGGGCGGGCGGCACCTCGCGGGCGGGCACCGTGTCGGCGGGAGTGGGCATGATGCCCACTTCCGGCTCTTGTGGGGCCGCCTGGTCGGCCGGCCAGGGCGCGTCGAGCGGGATCGGCGTGAACATCAGCTTCTTGGTCCGGCGCGGCCACCGGGCGGCGATGCCGAAGCGGTCTGCCGCGATACTGACCGCTTTCTGCGTCGTGCCAAAATGCTGGGCGATCTTTTCATTGCTGGCACCGGACGCGCGCCACCGTTCGAGTTCGACCACCCGCTCCGGGGTCCAGCGGACGAACGGCGCCGACTTTTCCTTCAAGTCCTTCAAGTCGTCATAAGCCTGGAGGGCGATGGCGAGTTGGCGGTCGGTCACTGGCGGTTCGGGCTCCTTGGTGTCGACAACAAGATGAGATGTCGTCGGCAACACGTCTGCCTGCGGAGCCTGTTCGCTCACGAAGGCCAGCACGTCGCGCGCCGTCGGGACCAGGTCGGGGGCCGGGATGCCGTGGGCGAGCAGCAGCTTGACGATGTCGAAACGCAGATCTTCCATCAGGAAATCCTCCGGGCCTGGGCGTCGAGGCCGTGGCGGGTGACCGCCGCAACCAGCGCCTGCCAGTTACCCTCGGCGGCGATGTAGTTTTGGATGATGAGGTCGGGGTCGAGCTGTGCCCCGTTGGCGCTGGCGCTGGCCAGGGCGGCACGCGAGACGGTGCGCATGGCGTCCTTCAGCTGCCGTGCCGTTGGATCGTCCGGCTGGGCGCGGTGGGTCCGGCGGCGGACCTCGCAGTCAACGACGAGAAGGGACGAGAGCAGCTCGTTGGTCATTGGTTATTCCTCCGATGGAATATCCTGGCCGGCGGTGTCGAGGTCGGCCTGGAGCCGTTCGATGAGTTCAAGCGCCGCGCCGATCACCGTGGCCGGCACCGAGGGGACGGGCGCGCCGGTATCCAGTTCCTCGGGCGTCGGCCGCCGCAGCCGTACGTGCGCCACGCTCTTGGCCATCTCGGACACAGGCACGCCGTACTGCAGGGCGACGGAGATGACGACGGCCGCGTCGTCCAGCACCATCGCCATGTGCGACCCCTCTTTGGCGCCGCCCAGGAACACCTCGCGGATGGCGCCCTCGGGGTCGCGCCCGGCGGTCGCCGTGTAGATCTGGTCGCCGACGGCGAAGTCCACGTTCACGGACTCGCGGCGGTTGGGAAGGCGCTGGCGGGGCATCACACGCCTCCCTCCGTCTTCGCCAGCCGGTCATGGGACTGGACGGCGGCGACGGCCAGGGCGGCGACCGCGATTAGCCGGTGGCAATAGTCTTCGGCCGGCGCGCCACCGCAATCGAGCAGGCGATCCCTATGGTCTCCGAGCAGCCCATACCATTCCTGCGGCGTGTGCGTGTCGTCGTGCGCCGGCCCGCCATGCCGCCTGTCCTGGCGAACCCGCTCCGCCACCACCGCCTCGATCTTTTGGGTGACCAGGGTTTCGGCGAGCGCCCGGATCACCGGATCGTCCAGCAGCTCGGCGCAGGCGCTGCACAGGTCATCCCAGACCCAGTGGCAGGGGTTGCCGTCGGCGCCGACGCAGGCGCGATCGTCGGTGCAGCCGCAGAGGCGGCATTCGCGGATGAGATCGGGTGCGCTCATGACACCGCCGCCAGATCGATGGTGACGTGCTCCCAACGGTCCGTCGTCTTGGTGCGCCGGTAGAACCGCAGGTAGGTCTTGGATCCCTGCACGCGGATGGAGTCGTTGATCGCGGCGATCGCCGTCAGCCAGCGGGCGTCGTCGATGTTGATCCGGCGCAGCGAAAACACGGCCTCGCGGCTGACCTGGCCTTCCTTGTCCGTCTGGAAGGCGTAGGCGACCAGGGCGCGGATCTCGTCTCGGCTGCCCTCGGCCCACTCGGCGATACAGGCGTCGATCAGCTCTTTGGCGATCTGCAACTCGGGGCCGAAGGTGAGGGTATCGGCGATGGCCACCTGCACCTTGAAGGTGCCGTCGTAGGTGGTGAGCGTCATGTTGCCCTTGGCACCGTCTTTCGGCTTCCAGCCGTACCGCTCGGCCAGCAGGTCGAGGTAGGCGCCGATGTCGTCGAAGCAGTGGGCCTTGAAGCGGGAGATCTGCGTGTTCAGTTCGTCGGCGTAGCCGAGGATCTTGCGGACCGTCTGGTCTTCCAGCAGGTCGGTGGGCTTGACCAAGTGCTCGGGCACGAGGCGGCCCTTCGCATCCTGCATGTAGCCTTCGGGGTGATTCATCTGAACGCTCCTTGAAGTTGGGGTTAACCCCGGTTTGAACGGGGACTCAACGCCTGCCACGCCGCGAACAGGGCGACGATCGCCAGGCCGATGAAGAACATGACCCGGTTGCGCAGGCGGACAACGCGGTGGCGGCGCATCACATCGTCTCCTTGCGGGGACGGCCGCCGGCGCCGTCGGCGGGGTCGCGGCGGCGGACGATGCGCAACTCGTAACCGAGCACGTTGAGAGCGGCTTCCAGCGTCGGCACCAACGGCGCATGGCGGTACCGCCACTTGACCAGGGTCGCATGGCAGAGGCCGGCCCGCTCCGAGACGTCGGTCAGGGCGACCTGCTGGCGCTCGGCGATCTCGAAGAACCGGCGGGCCAGCGGGTGGGCGTGGGGCGCGATCGGGCAGGCGTGCCGCTTGGGGTGGGGTGTGCGCATCAGCGGGCGCCTCCGGCCTGGCCGAGATCGGCGCGCAGGCGCTCGACCTTGGCGCGCAGGGCGGCGTCGCGCCGGATGCACTCCGGCATGATCCGCACGGCGTACATGACGGAAGTGTGGTCGCGCCGGAAGGCGCGGCCGATCTCGGGGAACGAGCGCTCGGTCAGTTCGCGGGCCAGGTGCATCGCGACATGGCGGGGCCGCGTCACCGTGTGCACCCGGGTCTTGCCGAGGAGGTCGGCGCGCCGCACGCCGAAGAGGACGGCGACGCGCTCCTGGATCATCGAGATGGTGGGGGCGAAGCTCATGCCGCGCCTCCCGTCATCCGGCGCAGGCGCGAGCCCACGAAGTCCAGCACGCCGGCGCCGGCGCAGGCCCGGCGGGCCTCTGGCACCGGCATCGTCTCGATGCGGGCGACGGCGTCGGCATCGGTGAGATACCCGGCCAATGCCAGGTCGACGAGCGGCCCGGTGAGCTTGCCGGCGCGGCGCAACTCCATGAGCCGCAGGGTGCGGTTGCGGATGGTCTCGGAGATCATGATCCCCTCCCGATCTGGCTATTGAGGCAGCCGTCGCGGCAGGCGCGCCAGAGCTTGACGCGCGTCGAATTGGTGGCGGCGAACGGCAGCGCCTGGTTGTCGCGGCAGCGGTCCTTGGGCAAAGGCCCGAGGACGGGGCAGGAGACGGTCTCGCCCAGCAGGGCGCCGCGCACCTTGTCCTCGATCTTCGCGGTGTCCGACGGATACTTGGCGTGGAAGATCTGGTTGACGGTGGCGGGCGAGTAGCCGATGAGGTCGCCGGCCGCCCGCTGCGAGTGCTTGGCATCGCAGTATTCGGCCAACGCGACCACCCAGTCGGGGGCGTCGGCGCCCCAGGCGGCGCGGACGGTGTCGACGGCGGGTACGCGGATCTGGGCCATCAGCGCGTCTCCTGTCCCATGACCCGCTTCAAGTTCGGGTCCCATACCCAATCCGTGCGCTGGATCATCGGGGCCAGCGGTCCCGAGTTCCGGCACAGGCGCAACACCGCCGGGCGCTCGCCGGGTACGGCCGGAATGATCACCGCCAGGTAGCCGGTGCGCAGCAGGTGCCGGATGTATGTCTTGGCGGTGGCCGGCTTGACTTCCACCTCGTCGGTCGAGGCATGGACGGCGAGATCCCGGTAAGTGAACCTCCCCAGCATCTTCATGGCCCGCCACATCTGCTCGTTGCCGAGGCCGGGCCGGGATGCCGCCGTGCCGTCGCGGCGCACCACCGGAGCCTCGGGGCCGGGATCGTGGGCGATGGCGTAGACGTCGGCGTCGGTGCCCGGCACCGGCTTGGTGCCGACCCGCTTGAGGATGCCGGCGCGCTCCAGGCGTCGGATGTAGTCGCGCACCGTGTCGCGCCGCGCGTTGCCGGCGCCGTCGATGTCGGCGACGGTGAAACGGCGCAACTCGCGCATCGTCGACCAGAAGTGCTGATGGCCGCGCAGCGGTACGATCAGCACCGCCTCATTGACGGGTTGGCGTCCCATCACGCTGCCCTCCGCGCCGGCGCCGCGCCGGTGAACAGCGGACGGTCGCCCCACGCCTTGACGCCGACCGCGTCCAGCCCCTCGACATCGGCGAATGCCTGGACCTTTTCTAGGTTGACGCAGATGCGCCGCGGGCGGCCGCCGCTCTTGGTGACGATGTGGGAAAGAAGGTCGCGCTCGACGGTGAGGTGAGGGTGATAGAGCGCGGCCAGGGCGTCGGCGTCCTCGACGTCGGCCGGCTGGGCGGGGACCCAATCGAGCACCCGGCCGTGGAACCGTTCGGAGACCTGGGCGATCTTCGAAGGCAACAGCTCCTCGCCGATGATGACGACGGGCGTCCCGCTCTTGTCGTGCAACTCGCGCACGGTTTCCAGGTAGCCGCGCTTCACCACGTGATCGAACTCATCGACGATCAGCGGCCGGCCCGCCGTCATGGCCAGGGCCTCGATCGCCCTGTCCACCATGTCGGCGATGGTGCCCTTGGGCTCGACGCCCAGCTCGATCAGCAAGTGCCGGCAGAACTTCGCCTTGGTCCAGGACTCGCCGACCTCCAGGTAAAAGGCCCGCGTCTTGTGCGCCGCGAAGGTGGCGGCGCACGTCTTGCCGTATCCGCTGAAGCCGTGGAAGACGCCGATCCCCGGCAGGTGCGGCTTGCGGTTGAGCACGCGCGACACGAGTTCGGAGAACAGGGCGACGTTGGCCAACATCGCCGTGGTGTTGACGGTAGGCACGCTTTTCTGCATGATTGTCCCTCACGTTGGAGTTCGACTTCGCCCGCCGCCCCCGCGGCGGGTTTCTCATTTCAGGCCTCGGCGAGACTTCCGTAGGTCATCGCGAAGCCCTGGTATTCCGGGGTGCGCACGTAGCGGGCGAGCCACACGGCATCCTCGGGCGACACCGGTCGCCCTTCGTCCGTCGCGACCTCGATGGCCTGGGCGCGCGCCCAGCGTTCCCGCTTCAACTGGATCTCGCTCTTCGGGGCCTCGAAGTGGGCGATGCGCGCCTCCGGCCGGATTTCCGGCTCGCGGGTGCGCTCTGGCGCCCGGCCGTCCATCACGCGGGCCGCCTCGGCCGCGCCATCAAGGCCGGGGCTGGTGTGGGTTTCGCTGCGCTTCGGCAGGGCGATGACGGTGCCGTGGTCCCGCCGGGCGACTTCCAGCGCGCGGTCAATCATGTCGCGCGGCTTCATGCGGGCGATCTCGCGCTTGAGCGGCGCGACCTCGGCATCCAGGCGGGCCTTCTGGGCGACGCGCAGCTCGCGCACCGCCTCGCCCGGGTCCTTGCCCAGGCGCTCGGCGCACTCGGCCACGCACAGGAAGGTGACCTTGTCCTCCTCGTAGACCACGAGCCGGCCCATGTCGGCCGGATCGTGCCGGCAGAAGACGCGGGTGCCAGGCACCAGGGCGATGTGGCGGAAGTCGGCCTGGTCGTATTTGATGCCGAACTTGGTGACCTGCTTGAAGCCGTCCCTGCCGGCGATCGGCGCCAGGAAGAGATCGAGGGCGCGCTCGTTCTCGATGCGCTTGAGCGGCCCGATCCATGTCGTGATCATCTCGAAGGGGGTCTTTCCCTTAAGACCGGCGTGGGCGCGATTGGCGTATTTCAGACCACACCATTCGTCGGCCAGGGCCTGCAAACTGGCGGCGGTGAGCTGGACCTCGAACGCCTTGGCGTCCGACTGGCCGAGGCGCTTCGAGAACTCCTTGCGCGCCTCGATCTTTTTGCGGTCGGCCACGCTGTGCCCGACGTAGCCGGGAAGCAATTCCATGAAGGAATGCTGCAGCGTGCCGATGTGGCGCTCGACCGTGCCCTTCTGCCAGGGAGAATATGGGTCGCAGACGTCGATCTTGATTCCTAGGCCGGCGATCGCCGACACCGCCCAGCGCGAGCTGAAATCCGAGCCGTTGTCGGTGCGGATGATCTCGGGCACGCCCCAGGCCAGGATCGCCTTGCGGATGAGGGCCAGAACCGCCTCGGTACGCGGCGTCTTGGTGACCAGGACGATCATCCGCCGGGTGTAGATGTCGACGACGACATAGACCGAGTAGCGGCCGTCTGTGAGCAGCGCGTCGGCAGGGCTGGCGTCGATCTCCCACAGCATGTTCGGGCGGGTCACCCAGGCGTTCATGTTGCGGCCCGAGATCCGCATGGAGTTCTTGAAGCCGTCGGGGTCCGTCTCGCGCTTGAGCAGCGCCGCGTTCTCATCCTTCCAGGCGGCCACAAAGCGCTGGAAGGTGCGGATCGGCGGCATCTCGACGGCGCGCACCTCGCCGGTCGACTCCACGACGACGTCGACCTGGTCGCCGAAACGTTCGCGCACCTGGTCGCGGATCGCCTCGGCACACAGGTGCGGCGCATGCAGGAGCACGGCACCGATGAACGTGGCCACTTCGCCGCCATTGGCCTGGCCCAGCGTGCCGCCCTTCGGACGCCCCTTGTAGGCGCCGGCGAGGCGGCCGGCCCGGCCCTCCTCGGCGAGGATCTGCCAATTGCGGATACTGTTCGGCGATATCCGCGCCTTGGCCTTGCGCACCCACGCCGGCACGGCGACCAGGTAGGCGCCCTCGCGGGCCACGTGGTTACCCTCCCCGTCGACGACGGTTTCGCCGGCCAGGTTGTAGAGGTCGCAGAAGATCTGGCGGGCCAGCGTCGGCGCAAGGCGCGAGCGCGCCAGAAAGTCACGGAAAAGTCCGGTGATAACCAAGCGCGCGTCGCGCCTCAGAACGGCCACTTCGGTGGTCGGGACCTCATCGCCCGCGGCCTCGGCGGTCGAAATGGGCAACGCGCCCATCTGGATCTGCGCCGCCGACTCGCGAGCTTCCATGGCCGCGAGGGCGAAGCGCGCCGGCAGAGGCAGGCGCGATGTGTCGTACTCGACACCGCCGCCGCGGCCGGCGCGGGGACGCGTGTTCCATCCGTTGCGGTCGGCGAACAGGATCATGCCTTGCTTGGTCGCCGGCAATCCCGGCAGCTTGAGCGCGGCGATCTCGGCCGCCGTCATCCATGCCTTCATGGTTTGATACCCCTCCGTGCCGTCCGCAGGGCCGTTTCGAAGGCCCTGTCGGTTTCTTCCTTGATCTGGTTCGCCTGCTCCCGGCGGTCGGCTTCCATGCCCACTTCGATCCATTCGAGATACCGCGAGTGGGCGACCACGTGACCGAACAGCTCGGCGCCCAGTTGCAGAAGCCGGACGTCGCCGGTCGCATGCACCAGCGCGAGCAGCCGCAGGTAAGGGATGGTGTGGGCCTCGCGCGCTTCGCTCGCGTAGGCGTCGAGCATGTTCTTGGTGACGTCCTCGCCCAGCCATTCGGACATGGCCAGCGCGACATCCTCCCGGGAGCGATCGAAATCCTTGAGCGTCTCGGAGACGGCTCGGGCGATTCGGGCGCGCAGGGTCGCGGTCCGCACCCGGGTTTCCTCGTATCGCTCGACCACGACCGGCGGCGTCCAGTCGCTGAAGATATCGAGCGTGTTCGGATCGCGGCGGCTCATGGCTACTTGACCGTTCCGGTGCCCTTCAGGAACTGGATGAACTGCTCGCGGGCCTCCGACGGCGCCTTGTTCCATAGCCTGAGAAGCTGGCCGTAGGCCGCGACGACGGGATCGGCCTCGGCGTCGCCCCGGATACGCCGCGCCGCCGCCTCGACGGTCTTCTCGGGAGCGGCGGCGTCGAGCATCATCTCGACGATCCGGCGCTGCGTCTTGCCGTCGTACTTCGACAGGCGGTGGATCTCCCCTTCCTTGTCGGCGAGCTTCGTGCCACCGAGGCGCAGCCGGACGTCGTGGTCCAGGTTCTCGGCGATCGCCGTGGCGCGCTTGATGGTACTGTTTGAAAAGCCGGTCCGCCTGGCCGTCTCCTTGGAGAACGACCAAAGGCTAAAGTTTAGCTTTTGATCTCCCCGGCGGTTTCCGCCGCGCTTCGTCTCGGGGTGAAGTTCCTGGTAGATCCTCTTGCGCTCGGCCAGGAAGACGGCGCGGTCGAGCGGGTTCAGCTCGTAGCGCGCCAGGTTCTCGTCGACCTGGGCCAGACGGATCTCCAGATCCGGCCGGTTGGTCTCGGTCTGCCAGACCTCGGCGCGGATCTCGGTCCAGCCGAGCGACTGGGCTGCCAGCGTCCGATGAAGGCCGGCGGCCAGCAGCGGGGTCCCCTGATGCTCGACGACGATGATCGGCTGCTTCTGGCCATCGTCCGCCATGGAGGCCGCCATCACCTCGACGTGCTCCAGACTGACCGGCCGCAGGCGCTTGCTTAAGTCGATGGCGTTGATCGGCACCATCTGCGTACCCAGCAGCTTCATGAATTAATGACTCCGGAAAAAATGGCGGGCGTCCGGAGGGACGCGCCGCCAAGTTGGAGGGAACGGAAACGAAAGGCGGCGGGGCGGGCCGTGGGGATGCGGGTGACGGCCCGCCCCGCTTCCCCTACAATCGGCGTTGTCACACAACCGAAGGGGGAAGGAATGGACAGCGGGGACATTGAGGGAAGGCTTGCCGTTTTGGATGCCAGATCTGATGCAGCACGTTGGATGGCACTTCTTACGGCGGTTTTTATGTTGACGGAGGCTCCGGAACGGGCCGCGAGATTCGAGCTACTCGTGACGCTGGCGGCCGGTCTTCTGTCTTCACAAGGAAATGAGAACGCGGCTGGATCTCTCCTCAGCACCTTGCGGACAGCGAAGGCCCTGTTCCAGGACGGCAAGACCGAGCCAGAAACAACCATTGCGCTCATGACCGGTCTCCATTCGGAAGCCGGTCAGGAACGTTCAGCAGCCCTGCAAGAGTGGATGAGTGTTGCAACAGAAGAAGAAATTTCCGCTGATATTCGTGCTCTTCTTGAAGGGCTTGTTCGACGGCAAGCTTCGCCTGATCGGAAAGACGGGGATGACGAAGCCGGTTAAGGGCCCTCAGGTCTCGTGCCATGGCCAGCCCTTCGCCTATCGCGGCCGCCAGCCGATCGCTGTTCATGCCAGGCGTCCTTTTTGACGTTTCGGGAATTTGGGCGGCGTGCGATAATTCGCCGCGGGTTGAGGCTTGAGCCGACGGCCGTCTGCGCGATAACGCGTCGGCCACAGCTCGGTTGGATCGACCCCGATAGCCTTCGCGATGGCGGCTTCGCCGGCGCGATGGGGACAGCGGGCCGCCGCTCTCGCCATGCCGGGCTTGAGGCTGGCCATGCGGTCGATGTCCGCGAAGGTGAGGCCGGCCTGGTTGAGCAGGTACCGGATCTCGATCGGGTTCTTGTCCGCCGTCCTGGGACTCATCCTTGTGCCCTTTTCGAGCCGATCCAGGGGGGTCGGCTTTTGTCGGAGGTCAAAATTCACCAACGCGATAAACAT